AAGAATTGACAAGAAGATACAAGAACAAAAGAATTATAGGGTACCCTGACGCGAGTGGACAAGCAATGAAAACGTCATCTCGCAACAGTGACCATAACATACTAAGACAAGCAGGTATTGAACTTGCTGTTGATAGAACTAACCCAAGGGTTGATGATAGAATTGCTTCGGTAAATCTTGCAATGCAGGCAGGTAAGTTCACAGTAGATAAGCGATGCAAGAACATTATTAGTTGTTTAAGCAAACAAGTATATAAAGAAAATACCCGTGTGCCGTCTAAAGGGGTTTACGATCATATTAATGATGCAGTTGGCTACGGTATATGGAAGTTAGCACCAATTGTAAGACCAAAAGTGGAACAACCGGTTTCACAACAACGTTTTGGGCTTTATTAAAGTGTATAAATACAGGATAACCCCTTAAAGGAGTAATAATATTATGATGGATTTGGAAAAATTACTGGGCACGCATCCACAATATGACAACCACTCAAGTGAGGCTGACTATCTGTATAGAAGTTTTGTTGGTGGTGAAGAGTATCGTGAAGGTAGATTTCTTACACGTTATATTGGTGAAGAGAATGCGCCTGGTGACCAATATGGCAAACGTATCAAAGAAACACCTCTTGACAATCAAGTTGCAACAACAATTGATATCTATAGAAGTATGTTGTTTAGAAACTTACCACAAAGAACTTTGGGTTTGATGCATGAACACCCATTGGTACATGAATGGTTAAGTGATACAGATCAAGAAGGACAAAGTTTAAATAGTTTTATGAAAACTGTAAATGACAATGCTATGTGTATGGGAAATCAATGGATATTAATTGACAAGCCAAGTTACAAGGTAGACACACAAGCACAAGAAATTGAATTAGGTATTAGAGCATATGCGGCCATGTACAGTCCTATGAACGTACTCGACTGGTACTATGAACGTAACATTGCTGGCAAAAAAGAATTAAAAATGATCAAAGTTGTTGAAAGCAACAATGATCAAACTATGATTATAACTTGTTGGTACCCAGATTACACACACAAATACACAGTAAGCAAAGACAATTTTGGTAAAGCAGATGCTATTGTAAACATGGAAGAGTATGAAAACCCATTGGGTTATATACCATTTGTAAATCATAGACCATTACCAAGTCCAACTATGGGTATAGGTTTTAGTTTGGTTGCAGATGTTGCTTCATGTCAAAAAGCAATTTACAATTTGTATAGTGAGATGATGCAAAACATTAGTATAAGTTCACACCCAACACTTGTTAAAACACCTGATACAGATGCAACAGCAGGTGCAGGTGGAATTGTTACTATGTCACACGATATGGATCCACAATTAAAACCATACTTGTTGAGTCCTGGTAATAGTACAGTTAGTGGTATACTATCAAGCATACAAAATCTAAATGATAGTATCAAACGTATGACTCATACACAGGCAGTACAAGCACAAAGTGGACAACCAATGAGTGGTGTTGCATTGAAAGTAGAACAAAACTTATTGAATGCAAGATTAGCAGATATATCAGATACATTAAGAGAAACAGAAAAGAAAATGTGGAAGATATGGGCTGATTGGCAAAACATTGCATTACCAGAAGAGTTTGATATTGAGTACTCAGAAACTTTTGATATGGTTGATGAACACGCAAGGCTTGAGTTCCTAACAAAGGCTCGTGCAAGTGGTGTAAACAACCCAATGTTTCAAAAAGAAATTGATAGACAATTGATTCATATGGTAGTTGAAGATGATGAAGAAGCAAACTTGATGATAACAGAAGCAAATGAAGGGTTCAAACCGCATATCATGACAAACAAAACAACAGGTGATACAGTGGTTGCAAACACAGAAGAAGAACACGTTAACCTTGGTAATCAAGGTTATGTCCATGTGGATGAATTATAATGGATCCAAAACAACACGCTGAAAAGATCAATCAGGTGATGCAAGATATACAAGATGGTGTTTTTGATAATTTAAAAGCATTAGAAAACAAACTTGCAGAAATAGTAAGTACAAGTGGTGGTAATATACAGGCTCTAAGACCAAGTATAGTACAAGAGTTTAACAAGTATAGTACTACTGTAAAAGCAGAAGCACAAGCAGTACGTGAGATTGCACTTGATACCGTAGGTGAAAGTACAATAACAGGAGAAGATGAAACTGCTATTAGTGCTCTAAGTGATGCAATGAGTAATAGTGTTGCAAATGAAGTAAGCAATGGTGCTGAAGGTGTTATAACTGCTCTTACATTAGCAGGTGCGGCTGGTGTAGGTACTGATGCACTTGTAAAGACAGCAAGAGCAAGAGTAAGCGGTGTGTTTATGGAAACAGATGACGCATTGGCAAAGAAAGCACAAAGAAAATTAACAGGTTTACTGCGTAGTGGTAAAGCAACAGCAGAAGAAGTTGCCGGTGCTACACGTGTAATAAAAGATCGTATTAATGATGTCAATGTAACAAGTAGTGTACGTGATTTGGCAAGTAAGAAAGTAAATGATACAGTTATGCAATTTGACGGTGCATTTACAAAAGGAAGAGCCAAAAGACAAGGCATAAAACGTTACAGATACGAAGGTGGCATTATTAGAACGAGTAGAGATTGGTGTCAAGAACATCAAGGCCAGACATATACTGAAGATGAAATATATGATATCTGGAATTCAAGTTGGCCAGGCAAGGAGCCAGGAGACCCATTTGTGGTTAGAGGCGGTTATAACTGCCAGCATTTCTGGGTGCCAATTGAAGATGAATAAATACAAACATAAAGGAATACTGATATGACAGATCAAATCATAGATAAAACTGAAACTACTGAGACTGGTGCAGAAGTTCAGGGTACAAGCCAGGAAACAGAAAGCAAAATGTTTAGTCAACAACAGTTGGACGACATTGTTGCAAAACGTGTGGCACAGACAAAAGCCAAATACTCTTATGATCCTTCTGAGGTTGAAAATTTAAGAACCTTTAAAGAATCAATAGAAGAGGAGCAACTGATCAAGCGACAAGACTTTGATAAGGTGTTGAACAAACAAAAAGAGAAATCAACAGGTGAGATTGCAAAACTTAGAAATGAGTTAACAGCAATCAAAGTTGATGGTGCTCTTATTAGTGCGGCATCTAAATCAAATGCAGTGGCACCAGATCATGTTGCATCATTGTTAAAGAACTTTGTTAAGTTAGATGAAACAGGTAAAGCAGTAGTAGTAGACGCTGATGGTAAAGAGCGATTTACAGATGATGCAGAACCTTTTACCATAAGCCAACTTACAGAAGAGTTCTTAGCAAGTAACCAATACTTTAGGTCAGCAGGACCTGTAGGTACAGGTGCAGAGTCAAATGTGGCACCACAAAAGTCAACAGAAGTTGACTTGTCCAACATGGACATGACAAACTCTGAGCATAGAAATCTTTACAAGAAGATGAAAGCACAGGGCAAATTATAATAAGAGGTAATTAAAATGGCGGCTTTAAAAGACAACAACACAATGTCATTACTAAACACAGATGCGTTTAGTATTGAAGCAAAAGCGGCGACTGTTTATGCGGCTCAAGAGAATTCACTGTTTCTACCTGGTGGGATTATACCAATCGTTAATACACCAAGTGGTTTAGTAAGAATTCCTGAGTTAGCGGCGGCAACCGCAGATATCTTAGACGGCGCAGGCGGATCTGCGGCAACTGATGATATTACTGCTCAAGCAGTAGCAGACACTAAAAATACAATCACAGCAAAACTTTTCGCAAGTCGGGCAGTTGTGCGTGACTTAGGTGGAATTGACCCAGCAGAAATTGGGACATCTCTTGGGAAGGCTTGTGCCAGCGAATTTGATAAAAGAGCAATCAATGTAATCGCTAACAACACAACTGAACAAGAAGCAACATCAGCACTTGACACAGAAGAATTGTTTAAAGCAATAGGAACAATTCGTGCGGCAGGTGAAACTGGTCAACTTTACTGTTTAGTAGCGGCAAGTTCATACTCAGCGATCATGAACTCAATCGGAAATGCGGCATTTGCAGGTTCAGACCTTCAAAATGAGGCAATGAGGTCAGGCTATATGCAAACATTGGCGGGAATGCAGATGTTTGTAACGCAACACTTAACAGATGCTAACGCAGGATTAAGTTCACACAACATCCAAGCGGCAGTATTTGGTGCAGATGCATACAGAATTGCTATGCAAAAAAACGTAGACATCGAAGTTGCAAGACGTGCGGCGGCGGTAGGGGTCGACGTGGTAGCAAGTCTTCACGCAGAAATAGGCGCGATTGATGCTAACAGATCTGTATTGATTGTTAACGAATCATAATAATCGTTATATGTAAGGGCGGACTAACCGCCCTTACTAAACAGGAGATAGACAATGGCATTTTGCACAAACTTAGACATACGTGAATATGCACCAGAAATGTTTGAACAAGGCGTTGATGACTGGACAGATGATTTGGCCAAGGCTGAAACAGATGTTAGTAATCTTGTACAAATAAGATGGTATAATAATCACC